CTATAAAGCAGGTAGAAAAGCAAATAGAGCAAAATCTGAACACGATTGGGAGTTTATATTTGATGTGCTTGCAAAGATTAAAAAAGAGATTAAAGACTTTCTACCTTACAAAGTGATTGCTGTAGATACAGCAGAAGCAGATGATATTATTGCCGCTTTGTGTAGAAGAATAAAAGAAAAGATACTTATATTGTCTGGTGATAAAGATTTTATACAATTACATAATGAAAAAATAAGACAATATAATCCTGTTCTTAATAAATTTGTAGGTAAGGATGAAAACCCAAGTCTATATATTAGAGAACATATTTTAAAAGGTGATAGAAGCGATGGTATACCAAATATTCTATCAGATGACAATGTTTTTATTGAAGGTAGAAGACAAACACCTTTAACTAAAAAGAAAATAGAGGCATGGGTTAATGAAGTAGTCCCTACCTTTAATGATGTACAACAAAAAAACTACGAAAGAAATAGACAATTAATTGATTTAAATTGTATTCCTAAAGAATTAGAAAGCAATATAAATCGTGAGTTTGATAATGTTGAAGTAGCAACTAGAGATAAAATACTAGGTTACTTTATAAATAAAAAACTTAAAACTTTAATTGAGGTTATAGATGAATTTTAAACCTCAAAAGAACTGTTAAGGAGAATAATAATGGTTATAATCAGAAGAAATGCCGATGGGACTGTTGCAAATCCCGATGTGGCAAATACAACACAATCACACCCAGCACTAACAACTAAAAGAGGTATGCAAGCACTACAAGATTCAGGTAGAGCAATACCACTTTTAATGAGTGAGATTGCTACAAAAATAAACAACGCAAAAGATAAACCTAGAAAATTAAAAGTACTAACTGATAATGATTCAGTACCTTTAAGACAAGTTTTAAAAGGTGCGTTTGATCCTAATATAGAATGGCTATTACCAAAAGGAACTAATGTTCCTTATACGGTAAATGACGCTCCATTAGGTACAGAGCATACACTATTAAGTCAAGAAGCAAAAAGACTATACCTTTTTACAAAAGGTGGTGACAATTCACTAACACAAAAGAAAAGAGAAACACTTTTTATTCAGATGTTAGAAGGATTATCTGCTGAAGAAGCAAAATTTTTGATTGCAGTTGTCAACAAAAAAGTTAATAACGAGTACAAAGGTTTTACAGCGAATCTAGTTAAAGAAGCATTTAACTGGAACGACAACTTTATGAAAAACGCATAATTTGTTCTCGTTTTGTTCTTATTTAAAAACCCTTATAGTTGATTTATAAGGGTTTTTTTTGCTTGACTTTTTGCTAAATTTACTGTATATTAATAGTATGAATTTGACACACGGACTAATTATGTTCTTTATAGGTGTGCCTATAACCTTGCTAGGTTTTTACATTGCTTATAGCATAGGTAGTAGAACTATAAAGAAAAAAGAATCTCTGACCGAGGTTGAAAAATCAATAAAGGACTTATATAATAAATGAAACTAAATGCTAAACAAAAAGAATTACTAAAATTATTAGTAAAAGGTAAAGGTCAATTCAAGACACCCACAATTCCTAAAGATCACAGCGAAAAAAACCTAGATGATATTGTATCTTTATATTTAAAAGGATTATTATCCTTTCAAAGAGAGTATGATGTAGATTGGGTCGGACCTTCTAATGAACATAAGGTTAGATTTAAATGGTATGTTATTACACTAGATAAAAAGAAAACTTTAAAAGATATTAAAAAAGTTTTAAAGGAGGGAAATGCCTAGTAAACATCAATGGGAAAAATGGGTACACAAAGCATGGTACTTTACTAAAGTTTTATTTGCAATATTAACTTTAATGGTTGGTTCATATTTTTATGGTACATATAGTCCTAACAAAACTGCTATAGCAGAAGTAAATGCTGAACTTGATGTATTCTATATGAATAAAATAGAAGAAATGGATTTACAAGAACCTGAATTTACATATATAAATGATACACAATTTATTAGGGCAATGCATAAATGTATTAATTATATTAATTTTAAAACACCTAAAAATTTAAGAGTGCCTTATGAAATGATTATAGGTCAGGCAGCGTTAGAGTCTGGTTGGGGTACAAGTAGATTTGCAACTGAAGGTAATAACTTATTCGGTATTAGAACATGGACAAAAGAAACACCACATTTATTACCAGTAGGTATTGAACAATGGCCTGGTTGGGGAGTAAGAGTATTTCCTAGTAAGTGTGATAGTGTAAAAGAATATGTTAGATTATTAAACGAACATCCTGCTTACGAAGATTTTAGAGAGTTAAGATTAAAAACTAATGATCCGATTGCATTAATTAAAACACTTGATAAGTTTTCAACAACACCAGATTATGATAAAAGAGTTATAAGAATGATTAAGAAAATAAGAAAGTTAGAGGAAAGTGAATGAATATATTTTACCTAGATAAAGATCCTGTTGTCGCTGCTCAAATGAGTTGTGATAAACACGTTGTCAAGATGATACTAGAGTCTGCTCAAATGTTATGTACTGTCAAGAGAGTATTAGATGGCACAGAATATACAGACCTTACAAAGAATGGTCGTAAGATAAAAAGATGGCGACTAAATAACTCTAACGAAGAAGCAATTATTTACAAAGCAGGTTGGTTAAAACACCCTAGTACACAATGGGTTATGAAATCTGCTTACAATTATATATGGTTATACAAACATATGATGGCATTAAATGATGAATATAAATTAAGATACAATCATACAAAAGACCATATGTGTATTCAAAAACTAGGTCAATTATTAAAAACACCACCTTACAATGCACCTATTAATGTTAAAGGTACAGACGCTACACCAGCAATGCCTGATGAATGTAAAGTGCCAGGTGATGTTGTTGCTAGTTATCGTAAATATTATATAATGAAAAAGAATAGATTTGCTACCTGGAAAACAAATATACCTACATGGTATTCAGAAGGAATAGCAAATGCCAACTTATAATTTTCACAATACAAAAACAGATAAAAAGTGGACTGAATATATGTCTATTTCTGAAATGGAAGAGTTTATAAAAAAGAAACATATTAAATTACTAATGCCTACACAATTAAATATAGTATCAAGTGTAGGTAATATAGATAGTAAAACTGATGGTGGTTGGAAAGAAGTATTATCAAAAGTATCTGAAGCACATCCAGCAAGTAATTTAGCACAACAATATGGTAAAAAGTCAGTAAAAGATACACAAATTGATGGTGTAATAAAGAAACATAGAAGAAAGAAGGCAGGGAAAGCATAAATATAGTTATGGCAGATTTCGATTTTTTAGACGGATTTGACGCTGATGGTGATTGGGGTTTTACCTCGGTCAAAAGTAAACCAGCGACAGAAAGTAAAGCAGAGTCAGAAGCTACAAAGGAAGTTGTTAAGACAACAGCAGACAATGTAGGTAAGGCGGTGTCAAGCGAAATTATCAATAGACTAGAATCAAAACTAGATAAACTATTGAGAGCAACAAATGAAACAAAAGATACAGTTGTTGCTAAGAATGAAACAGAATTAGAAATTGCTAAGAAACAAATGGATGATGAGTATGATTTAAGAAAAGATAATCTAGGTAAAGAATACAAAGAGAACTATAAGAAACTAGAAAAACTTATCATACCTCTACTAATTAAATTAGCAAAATCACCCGAGGCCTATATTCATTGGCCTAATAGAGCAGAAGTAATTGAATCTCAATTAAAGAAGATCATTGCTATAACTCGTGGAAAATAATCAACAAAGGATATCAAATGAAACTAAGCAAGAACTTTAGCTTAAAAGAAATGACTGCTAGTCAGACGGCTGAGCGTAAAGGTATTAATAATAATCCTAATGACGATCAGATTACAGCGTTGCAGAAACTATGTGAAAACATACTACAGCCTGTTCGAGAACACTATGCTACACCTGTGACAGTATCAAGTGGGTTTAGAAGTGAAGAATTATGTGTTGCAATTGGCAGCTCAATTAACTCACAGCACGCCAAGGGCCAGGCTGCCGACTTCGAAATATTTGGAGTGCCGAATGCTGAATTAGCAAAATGGATCGTAGAGAATTTAGACTTCGATCAACTCATATTGGAGTATCATAAACCTGAAGAGCCTAATAGCGGTTGGATTCATTGTTCATATAAAGGACCAACAGATAATAGAAAACAAACATTGAGAGCATTCCGAAACGATCAAGGTAAGACTCAATATGTTGAATATAATCCTAGC